GTTCGTTCTCTTTGCGTCGTTTTTGGTGGCAAGGCTTCGTGAACAATTGGATGCACTTTTGAAGTTTGCGTGTTGGCCTTTTGGCTTCGAAGGGGCAGTGCTCTTAAGAATGTTTCTTTTTTTTCGTTCGTTGTGATTTCCATTGAATCTTTCTGACTTTTTTGTTTTCTTCTTTACGTAGAATTAAGAGAAGAAAACAGAAAAATAAACAGGCTGAGATTGTTTTTTTTTCTTATTGGAACCTGCTAATTTAATGTTTATTTATTATTAAATGGACGAAACTAAATTGTTACCTCAATTATTAGGCATATTAGACCAAATTAAATTACACCATTGGTCTACAACAAGTTATTCCGCACATAAAGCTCTTGATGGATTACACAGTTCTCTATCTGATAAAATTGATACATTTGTTGAAAGTTATATTGGAAGATTCCAAAAACAACCCATTAAAGCATTCACAGGAGCTATCAAGATTCACAGTGATAGTAAACCAGTTACCGTTATGAAATACTTAGAAAGCGTCCACGAAATGTTCACTACTCTACAAACTACATTCAAACCAATTGGTGAACTCGTTAATATTTTAGATGAAATGCGTCAAGCAGTAGACCAATGCATGTATCTATTACATCTGCATTAAAGATACATACTTAGTGGTGTATCCTTTTCTTCAAGTTTTAAATAACGTTTTACAAACTCTTCAGTTACCTTATAAGGTAATACAATTGGTTCTTCTTTTTCTGGAACATATCTTAACATATTAATCCAACTAACAATACATTCAACACCTCTTTTTAAATTACGCACTCCATCTTCAGAGGGAACACGTGATATAATCGTTTCAAATATAGTATCATCTATAATAATATCACTTGGATTTAATCCAAATTCAATCGTAATTTCAGGAATTAAATGATTTTTAGCAATATGTACTTTCTCTTTTACAGTATAACCATTGGGGATTCTTATTTTAATCATACGGTCTAAGAGAATTGGATTAATACGACTTTCGTCATTGTAACTAAAGACAATGAGGGCTTTTGATAAATCTAAATCAAGTTCACTGAAATATCTATCATTAAAACGGTCATTTTGTGTACTATCTGTAATATGCATGAGTATATTGTATATTTCATTACCACGAGAAGTTTCACTTACTTTATCTAATTCATCAAAGAATATAACTGGATTCATACATTGAGCTTTAATAAGTAATTCGGCAATTTTACCATAAGTACTTCCTTCATATGTATAACTATGACCTTCTAAGAAACTACCATCACTTGCACCACCTAATCCAACAAATGCAAATGGTAATCCTAATGTTTTACTAATACCATTTTTAATGAAATTTGTTTTACCAATACCCATACTACCACAAATTCCTATTACATTGCCTTTGCTCTCTGGTTTTGAAATCCATTGTGCTAAGATACGTAGAATCTGTGTTTTGGCATCTTGATGTCCATATACATTTGAATCTAAACTTAGACGAGTATCATTTAGAAATTCAGTGATTTTATTAGAAGGGTCTTCGTGGGATACTTTGAGTTTGGCATATTTACCAAAGGGAAGACGCATTGCTACATCCAACCATTGATTCAGTTTAAAGAATTCACTTGACATACCTTCCATTTGTTGTGATTGTTCCAATTTTCTTAAAAGGGTTGCTTTGATTATATCTGGAATCGGACTACCGAATATACGGAAACGTGTTGGTACATTAGACATATTAATTAATTGTTTTAATTGAGCTTCGGATGTGGCAATAGTTCTCTTTTCATCCTCGGATAAATTTTGAAAATAGTCCCATTCAACTTGATTGTAATCTTGGGCGAATTCTGGAATATCTTTTTTTGAACGTCTTGTATTTCTACTTGCCATTTTTTTCATTAACATTACAATGGGTTGATTTTCTTCATCGTCAGAAGAAGATTCTTCTTCGGATTCGGATTCATCTTCAGAGGATTCATCTTCAGAGGATTCTTCATCTGAAGGCTCATAATCAGAATCATCGTCTGAAGGTGGTGGTGTTTGTTTATGGCGTTTTGGTTTATCTTCGCTGTCTGATACAACACGAGAGCGAACACGTTTTCCATTACTTGTTGTTGTACGTAAAGTCATCCGCGACATCTTATTAATTACTTTTGAAAAAATGATTTCAAATTTTGTTGCGATGCATTAAAATGCATTCTGTTGCGATGCATTTATCGCAAAGGATTTATACCATTGCACTTTATACACGTTTTATAACAAAGGGATTCATCAATATAGACCATCGCCATATTTATAAAATGACGACGATTCTCTGGTGTATATCCATAAAGCATCGCTTTTTTCATAACTTCAACTTGAGTTAAATGTGGATATTTTTCACTTAAAACAATAAATATATCTCCGCCATCCAAATTATAATTGCAATAACAACAATAAGTCATTTAAACATTTGCTCTTTTAATTATATGTTAAAATGTCTGCATTTGAGAAACGTCACGTACATCAAGTATATGAATCTATCGCAAAACCATTTGATGAATCACGATTTTGTCATTGGAATGCAGTTCGTTCTTTTTTAGATAATATACCAAAAGGTTCACTCGTTCTTGATAATGGTTGTGGTAATGGCAAATATTTACAATATCGCAATGATGTTATTTTTATAGGTAATGATATGTGTAATGGATTATTAGAAGTTGCGAAACATAAAGCAGATGTAACAAGGTCTAATGGATTAAATTTATCTTATCGCAATGATTCATTTGATGCAATCATTTGTATTGCCGTATTTCATCATTTATCGGATAAAGAAAGACGTATCCAATTTATTAAAGAAATGAAACGAATTGTTAAACGTGGTGGAAAGATATTAATTACAGTATGGGCGAAAGAACAAATTAATAAAAGAATGAAAGATTGGCAAATTGCTGAAAACGGAGATTCACTTATTCCTTGGAAAGATAAACTCGGTAATATAATTTCAATGAGATACTATCATCTTTTTACTGAAAAAGAATTACATAGCTACTTTCAAATAGAAGGTATCAAAGTTATATCTTGTATTTATGAATTTGATAATTGGTGCATTGTTGTTGAATGTCTTTAACTTATTTTTTTCACTCTAAAATTTGATAATCTATTTAAAAGATAAACCTATTTAAAATCTTGAATCTCATCAGAAGAAGGAGTATCCTCAAATGTCAATCTATAAGGAACTTTCTTATGAGCAGGATATTGATATTGTAAAAGGCATTCAATTTTCAGTATTAAGCCCAGATGAAATCCTACGTCGTTCTGTCGTTGAAGTTGTTAAAACTGAAACATATAGTGGCAATGAGCCTGTAGTTGGTGGATTGTTTGACCCTCGTATGGGTGTACTTGAAAACAATCGCTATTGCAGAACTTGTCAACAAAAAAATATCTTCTGTCCGGGTCACTTTGGTCACATCACTCTATCGCGTCCTATGTTTCACGCAATGTTCTTTGATGTTGTGAGAAAAGTGATGCAATGTACGTGTTACAGATGCTCTCGTGTACTCGTACGTTCTACAACCGAACTACCTGATTTTCAAGAGAAGATGAAACTATTCCAAAACAAGAAACTATCGGCTGCAAAACGGTGGGACATTATGTATGATATGTGCACCAGTCCTAAAATTAAAAAATGTGGTGACGACAAGTCCCCTGGCTGTGGTGCAAAGCAACCCTATCGTTATAACAAAGAGAATGTGTTTCGTCTTTATGCTGAATGGAAGGATGAGAACAAGGAAACGATTCGCAAAGAGATGACTGCAGAGGAAGTACTTCGTGTCTTCAAACGTATGACAGAGGAAGATATGGAACTACTTGGGTTTTCTCCTCAATGGAATCGTCCCGAATGGATGATTCTAACTGTGCTTCAAGTGCCTCCTCCTGCGGTTCGCCCAAGTGTAACAAACGATAACGGTCAGCGTTGTGAAGATGATTTAACTCATAAACTGAGTGATACAATTAAAACCAATAAATTACTCAAAGCTCGTATTGACAAGGGTAATGCAAGTGAGGAACACCTTGAGAATCTGTCTCAGCTACTCCAATTTCACGTGGCAACTTACTTTGATAATCAAATTCCTGGCTTACCTCCGGCTCAACAAAGAAATGGTCGTCGTCTCAAGTCTATTTCTGACCGTTTAAAGAAGAAGGAAGGTCGTATTCGTGGCAACCTAAACGGAAAACGTGTAGACCAATCTGCTCGTTCCGTCATTACACCTGACCCTGTGATTTGCATTGATGAGCTGGGTGTTCCTATTCGTGTTGCAATGACACTTACATTTCCAGAGGTGGTAAATATGTATAATATTGAGAAAATGAGAGCAATGGTGCTCAGAGGTCCAGATGAACACCCTGGTGCTAAATATATTCGTAAATCAAAGGATGGTCGTACAATTACTCTGAAAATTGCTTGCCGTGAAAAACTTGCAATGGAACTTGAGGAAGGTGACATTATAGACCGTCATCTATGTGATGGCGATTATGTGCTTTTCAATCGTCAGCCAAGTCTGCATCGTATGAGCATGATGTGCCACAGGGCTCGTATTATGCCATATCAAACATTCCGTCTAAATCCATCTGTTTGCAAACCCTATAATGCTGATTTCGATGGTGATGAAATGAATATGCATCAACCTCAAAGCATTCAAACAATGTGCGAACTGATGGACTTTGCAGCAGTTCCTTATCACATTATTACACCAAAAGATGGCAAGAATATCATTGATTTCGTTCAAGATACAATGTTGGCGTCTTTCCGTCTAACGAAAGACCATATTCGTATTCGGGATAAATCAATGGCAAATCTACAAATGGTAAACTCTTACTTTGATGGAAAAATTCAAAAACCAATGGATGGTGCTTCTAAAATGTATAGTGGTCGTCAAGCATACAGTGCTCTGCTACCACCCGGATTAATGATGGAAAGCAAGAATCGTCTTGGACAAAAGGTAATTGTATATGATGGTGAGCTGAAAGAAGGTATTCTTGATAAAAGTGTATTTAATTCAATGTCCGATGGTCTAATTCCTCGTATCTTTCACGACTATGGACCATTTGAAGCTCGGCGTTTTATGGATAACACTCAACGGCTTATGTGCCAATGGCTTATGCTTGATGGATTTAGTTGTGGTATTAGTGACTTAGTCATTGAACCCAATACTGTTGAAAAATTCAAAACAATTCTTGGAACAATGAAGAATGAAGCTTATCATCGTATTCAAGAAGTTAGAAACGGTGGCTTAGATAACCATTCTATTTTCAAGAATAATGATTTCTTTGAAATGGAACTTATCAGTAAACTACAAAAAGCATTCGATGAGATTGGTTCAGAAGGTCTAAAACAAATTGATGACCTTACAAATCGTATGATTAATATGGTAAAGGCTGGTTCAAAAGGTAGTGAAATGAATGTCGCCCAGATGATTGGTGCACTGGGACAACAGCTGATTGATGGTAAACGTATTCAATATGGTTTCACTGACCGCACTCTTCCACATTACACCAAGTTTGATGATGGACCAGATGCACGTGGTTTCGTTCAAAATAGTTTCATTCAAGGGCTTGAACCTCACGAAGTGTTCTTTCATGCTATGGGTGGTCGTGAAGGTCTGATTGATACCGCAGTAAAATCAGTTACAGGTGATACACCAATTATTATTATTGAAGATGATATTTGTAAATATGTTAATATTGGTGATTGGATTGATGGTCATTTAGAAAATAACAAAGAGGATATTAAACATTTTACAGAACGCCAACTTGAAATGTTTTACCTCAAAAATAAAGTATTCATTCCTACGACTGATTACCAAGGAAATGTAACTTGGGGAGAGATGACAGCTGTAACTCGTCATGACCCAGGTGTTGAATTATATGAAATCAAAACATACTCTGGTAAAAAAGTAATTGTAACAGAGTCACGTTCTCTGTTAATTTGGAATAATGAAATCAATGAATTCAGAGAAATCCTTACACCAGATGTTAAGATTGGAGATTTCGTTCCATCTACTGCAAAACTCATTGAACCATCAATGATTATTAAAGAAGTTGATATGGAAACTTATTTCGATAAGACAAAATATATTTATGGAACTGAATTTCATAATGCACGTAAATTAATGGATGAATCAATGAAAGGTCGTATTCAAATTCCTCGTGGATGGTGGGAACAAAATAATGGAAAGACATTTACACTACCATATACCAAAAAAGCAAGTCTAACACGTACATGCTCTGGTCGTTCTAATACAGAGAATATTAAGAAATGTTGTATCTATCCTTATCATGCTACACGTGAACATGCTTTAATCCCAGATAAGTTTGAACTAAATAAAGAAAATGGTATATTCGTTGGTCTATTCTTAGCCGATGGTAATGTTAATATTAAATCTGGTCAAGTAATTATTACAAAGAAAGATGAAACTGTTAAAACATTTATTAAAAATTGGTTTAATAAGTATAATATTGCAAATGTTGAAAAGACAGATGAAAATGAACTTGGTACTAGTACAACTGTAACAGGATATTCTACATTACTTGCATCATTCTTAGATAAATTCGTAGGTCATGGTGCAAGGGAGAAATATGTGCCAAGTATTGCATTTGTTGCACCAGAAGAGTTTGTAGTAGGTGTGTTATCTGGATATTTCTCAGGAGATGGTTATATTTCACCCTCATCCATTGTAGTATCTTCTGCTTCTCCCAGATTAATTGAAGGTATTTCAATGCTATGTAACCGTATTGGAGTATTTGGAAGAATTACAACTACACAATTAAAATCAAATAATGTAGGAACAGAAAATATTGCACCTGCAAATATCCTTACAATTCGTGGTCAATGGGTAAAACAATTTTCAGAGAAGATTGAACTGCTTGTAGATTACAAAAATACAAATATGCATAGTATTTCAAAAGATAACATTTATAAACAATTCAAACAACATAATGATATTGTTCTTGATAAAATTATTGAAATTAATAAAATTAGTGTTGATAAATATCCCAAGGTATATGATGTAACTGTACCATCAACTCTAAATTTCTGTATTGCAAATGGAATGCATCTTCGTGATACAAGTGAAACCGGATATATCCAACGTCGTTTAGTCAAGGCAATGGAAGATTGTAAGGTATATTATGACAATAGTGTTCGTAATGCTACAGGTGCTGTTGTTCAATTCATTTATGGTGAAGATGGAATGGATGGTACAAAGCTGGAACAACAACATATTCCTTACATTCAACAATCACTCTTAGAAATGGACCTACAGTATAATCTACGCAAAAGTGATATCGTTGAATTCTATTTCACCAAAGAAGCTTTCGGTGAAATTGAAAAAGGAGGATGGGAAGAACGTTGTACTGAACTATACGAAGAAATGGTTGCAGACCGTGAATTCCTTATTACAAAAGTATTCAAACTTGCACTTAATAACACAATTACATACCCTATTCCATTCAAGCGTATCCTTCGTACGGCAACTATGAAAATTAATCAATTAGGTCTTGATAAAACACCTACTTCACTCACTCCGATTGATATCCTAAACGCTATTGATGCGCTAAAAGAAAAATTATTCGTTGCACACAAAGAACAAGGTATTGCATACATTCACCTTCTTCTAAGAATACATCTAAATCCTAAAACAATTCTACTAACACATCATCTCAGCAAACCCGTATTTGAATGGGTTGTGTCTGAAATTGAAAGATATTTCAAATGCGCAATTGCTCAACCTGGCGAAACAGTGGGAATTATTGCAGCTCAGAGTATTGGCGAGCCCGCTACACAGTTATCTTGCCATAAGCACACTGTAATTAGAGTGCTCGGTGAAGAAAATTATTCAGGATTTGTGTCGACGTTTATTGACCACCTCCTTGAAAAATACGCAAAATATGTAATTCATATTGACGAAGGCAGTGTGGTACTTGATATGGTTGATGACTATCATATCATTGGTGTAAGTGACACTGAAAAGACCAGTTGGAAACGTATTTCTCAAATTAGTCGTCATTATGCAA